CAACATACTCAGCGCCTTCTTTGCGTAGGAATTTTGTACCTACACCACTCATTGCATTTGATGACATAATTTAAACCTTTCTTTGGATTATGAAATTAATAATTAAACGAACTCGCCCGTCATCCTCCCAATCTAATAAAGCAGGAGCATTCGTGGCATATATGATGAGATATAATGACCCATTCCATGTTTCATTTGCCCGGCCATGTAATGCTGCCATTACTTTATTTGCTAACGCATATTGTGTATCGTATCCATATCCTTTTACCCGTACCTGTAACCCTTCATGTTGAAATTTACCATCATTCAAACTTAATTCTGGTCCTTTTCCAGGTGTATCGAATAAGGTGACCGTTTGTGCAATTTTCGCCGGCTCAATACCAATAAATAAATCTTGCCCAAATACTAAATCTATCGTATCATGAGCAATCAACATATCCTTTACATCTTCAGATACACTTTTCATAACGCTTCTTCCACCTCTTCTTTAATGATCTGCAATACCTTATCTTTGTTATTTTCTAATGCCGAAGAAAAGAATTTTGGTCCGGAACCCGGCCTGTTCCAATTAACATTAGATCCTACATTTTCATGAACCCACCAACTATAATTAGCAGAAAATCCTATAATTGCGATCATACCCTTGTTTGCTATAACATCCGCTGCGGCTTCGGCCACTTTTTCTGAATGTTCTGCTTCCATTTCTCCAGCATCCTCCCCTGTGAATTTAGATAAACGAGTACCTACACCAGCCGCCGTTACTGAAAAAAAACTTGCCCGCAAATTACCTAAATCTACTGGTACCACCGGAGTGGTTTTATCCAAAGCATTCTGTATAACGATAATAGACTTTATGAACCCACGTATATTGGCTTTTTGTATATCCTTTACCTTTTGATTAAGATTTTCTGATATTTGTTCTAATCCGGTAACTTTACCCTTTTTCATCGTAATTGTGGAGATAAATAGTACACATATATGAATTTTACTTTACTACGAAATAATGGAGTTATGCTGCGTGATTTTATTTCCATGGCATGTATCTTCTGTGCATTGACCTCCTGTGGGGTCTTGTATGTATCTCCATCTGCAACGTCTTCCAATGAACCCAACATAACAAACCCTTGTAAATCTAATTCATCTGGACACATTATAGCAGCCTTACTTAATTCTTCTTTTCCTTCTGTATTAACCACCAACTGCTGTCTTTCATCCCAACGTACTTTGATTGATATAGGATCATCAAAAGACATACTGCCAAACCCATCTACTACCGGATTTCCCCAGTATATAGCATCCTGTACACAAACCTTTTTTACAAACTGTAATATACCCATTATGATTTCACGGCAACCATCCGTGCCCTTTTATCAAACATTGTTGCTAAAGTACCTGTTACATCCAACATCATAGCAGTTTGGCCAAATGGAGTAGAATGTAATCCTGCTTTGAATTCCCCTTGATATTCCACTTCAGCTTCTCCCGCCTTTTCACGTTTGGCTAAACGTTCCCGGTAGGACGCTACAAAATGCGCTGCTATATGCCGCTCAATTTCCGTCAACAATGCCTCACTGGTGGGAGTAGCTCCTAATAAACCAGTCACTAACTTATTGGCGGTGGTAATATAGGTTTCTATGGAATCATCGGAGACTTCAGTCTCTTCCATCAATAAGCGCACATCAGTTATATTTGTTCGCATACTTTCGTTGTTTTGAATAGTTTCGAAATAATAGGTACAATGTTATGATTCCATGGTAAATTCAACCACCGTAACATATGTAATACCTGAGAATAATCTCCATCGGCTAAACGATCCGGCCAAACAATTTTGTAATCAACCCCTGCCTTTATAAGAGCCTCCATTTGCATCTCCCCCCAATCAATCCACCATTTCCACCCTGCATATTCATTGTTAACTCCTACTTGCTGCTGAATTAACTTGGATTCATATGCTGTCATATATCCGGTTTTCTTACAGGATTCTATAATATCCCCTGGTTTTCTGCGGACAAATATCCATCTTGCCTGTGGATATAGTGCTTGCCAAGTTTTATAAGTATGCAGTAACAGGTGAGTCTTATATACCCATACCAATTTACCTTGTTTGATGATTATCTCCTCTTGTACACGTTCTTCCATAGATTTGATAATCGGTAAAGGTGATTCCGGTACAGGAAATTGCCCCCGTGGATCCATAGAAAACGATAATAAACCTAATTTCAAAAAATTAGAAATTTCCTTATTCTCATAACGAACAGTAATATCGCCATAATATACTTTCCCGGTAATATCTAATAACCGGGCAATTATAGATGCCCCACTCCGTTCTACCCCCGTTATGAAAATAGGATTATTCGTCATGAAATTACGCTGTTAACCTGGTTAATAATGCTTCTGCCTGTGGCTTTCTCAGTCTCTTTGAATTAACAGGCTTACTTGTTGTCTTTTCAAGAACATTCCACCATCCTTTACCGGCCTTGCTTAATTTATATTCAGGAAGTCTTGGTTTCGCCACCGGTTTTGCCACTTTAACATCCCCTATATAGGTTACTAAATCTCGGAATGCTTTAGGGATATCTTCAGCGGCACATATAAACGTTTCTCCGGCAGGTATAATTGTGCCTGAATGAAGCATTAATGGACTGGTGCCAATCCGTTTCCATTGTTTTAAATTTGCTTTTATTTTCCTTACCATTATTCTTTAATTTGACTGGGTTTTCATTAAGTCTGCTGGCTTTTATTAGTTAGGTCAATACCTAATACCCAAAACAGGGTTAACCCTGTCAGAACGGCTTAAAATAAGTTTCCCTGGTTAGGATACTTTTTACGCTGTAGTAGCAGCCTCAGTAGTGGTTGCTTCGTTTTCAGTTGCATGTATAAGACCCATTGCTCCACTGTCATCTGTGCGTAGTTGAGGTACCTGGATGGTTAGCACTTTGTACTTATTGACGAAGTTTCCTTCTGTCTGCCATTGTACGTTTTGAACCGCCATCCCCCGGATAACCCGTATAACATCGCTGGTCATCTGAACCATGACCATATTACCGGAAGCCAAAGTATCAATAACCTTTATATCAGTGACCTGGCCAATTTTCAATATACGCTCCCTGATAGTCTGCGTAGAACCTCCACTGGTATCATAATCACTGTCCAACTTGGTTTCGTACGCTGTTGGGATATAAATGGTAAACGGACCATAGAAATGAGCATCAATCATCTTTTGCTTCATTGCTAAAACATCATTCACAATCTGCTCTCCAGTTTTACCAGCACCATCCCAAGCATCGTAGGTATGTGCTATCCGGCTGGTATGGTTAAGGTAACTGTATATAGTACCTCCGCCAAAAGCATATTTCTTGTCCGTAAACAACATACTTTCCAGGAATTCCGCCACCTTACGTGCCGCCCTTTCTGCCGACGTGGTATCAAGCGGGTTACCTAAACTGCGACTGGCAGACAGTACCCTCATATTGATCTCATAATCCACGTGGATAATAGGGATCGGCAAATAATGCGTATTGAATTCAGGGCGATCTCCCTGACCCCTGGATACACCATCCATTGACAATTCAGCCTCCATTGCATCAGACACTGTATGGTGTTCCATAACAGTGGTGCCCATTGCATTTCCAAGGTTATATGTCAGCCCTTTGCTGATCAAGTCCTGAAAACCAACCAACCGGCTTTCTACGATCGGCAGGATAGCCTCATCCAATTGTTTCCACTCATCCCTACGCAATGTGCCGGCAGCATTCACCAGTGGGATATTCTTATAATTTTCAGGCTTCTTTGGGTCGCCTCCGGTATGAACCGTGATATATGTTTTACCATTACCACCAATCCACGGGCGCAACATGCCTACATTCAATTTCCCATTCGCCATGATTTGACCAGCAACTTCGCCCTGACCACCATCACGACCGAGAAAATCCATATTCGTTTTTGACATATATTTCTCCTTTCTGTCGTTATATGATTTTTACAATAATTCGTGCATCAGAGGCTACGTTGGATGCCGTCAAAGCAATTCCAATTACCTGAGCATCGGCAACAGTGTCTGAAGCAATTTTCTTCAACTTACCATTACCTTTTGATACGAGGAAATCACCAATGGAAACGTTTTCACTTGCCTCCAGAATAGCATTCACCTCTTCTCCTCTACCAGCAACCCATACCTGTACAGGGGCACCAGCATCATAATCAGTAGCAATTCCATTGCCCTGTAGTTCATCCTCCAATGCGAACATCGGGAGTGCTCTGCCTGCGTCACCGCTATGCTTTTGCACTTTATCCGCATCGGTAAGTTCTACCAAATGACCCGGTGTAATTGCGGCGGCTGCTTCTTTTTCGATTATAACGTCGAAATACTTCTTTACTTTGATTGTGTTCTTAGCCATATATTTCTCCTTTCTTAGATAAGTGGCATTAATACTTCAGTTTCTTCGCTGGTATTAACCTGCGGAGCAGGGCTACCCAGATAAAAACCTTGTCCGTCACCGTCTTCAGCTGCTTTAGCAGAAGCCGTATTAGCAATACGTTCGAGCATTGCCGTTTCCATTTTGTGCAAGTCCTCTTCCGGCCACACATCTTTTGCATGAGCAGTTATACGACCCACCAAATTCTTACGGTGGTTTTCGTGGAGGGTTAACGCTGAACGCATCTGGTCACGAAGCCCATCGGGCATTAAACCGAGAAACTCGTCAGACGTTTTCACATTTTTCATCGCTGCCTTTATATGATCAGCGTTTACCTCCACCGGTTTAGGAGGAGCCGTTGCCGGAGGGGTATCTGGAATGAGTTTATCTAATACAGCCTCATCCTGCTGTAACAGCCAATCCTTATCATCAGCAGTGAACTTAGATGCCTCATTGGCAATCAATTTATCCACTTTCGCCAAAAAACAAGTAGACTTTTGGTCATCATTTTGTTTTGACATACCTCTTTGATTTTGATTATTATTAATTGAATTCACAGTTAAGTAATTAACTTCTTTTCTTACCTTCACTGGTTCCCCAGTTAGTTCGATAGTTCCGTCAGCGTGTACATTATAAGTTTGTTTGTATAATACAGCTGGTTCGTTACCCTTTTCCTTACGTTGTCTCCAAATCACATGATCATCATATAACTCTTCCATGTAATTATAAACATCTTCGGTATCCTTTGCTGCAATCGCTCTTCCCATTGTTTCTAATCGCTGCATAAGTCCTACAGCATGTGCCATGATTTCTACCCTTATACCCTGAGCCGACAACTGACGTAAGGTTGTAGGTGAATTTACGTTTATTTCTGTCATATTATTGGTGTTTGTTTGTGGATTGTTTACCTGTTGATTGTTTCTAATACCACAACCATCTGTCCAACTGCAAGCACCTGTCTCGCCGGGCAGTAGAGCCAGGTGATCTGGACGATGATTAATAGCAACTTCAGTATATGCTTCCCCTTCCCATTCGCCTTCTTGTGCAATACTATCTGTAAAAACGCCTACACTGACTTCCAGTTGCTTTCCCTGGTGGATATAAGCCAGCGCAGTTGGAGATAATTTCTTAGCATGGTCTTCATCAATATACACATCTGCTTTCAATTTCTTTCCTTCTACCCGAGTATTATACACCCTCCCAATACAAGACTCAGCTACATCCAATGCGTTGGCTGATATATAATTGCCTTGTGCATCGATTGGATGTTTGACTACCACTGGCATGCCATCCCACGTATTAGGAAATTTTCCTAACTCCTCTATGCTATGAAATATAGCACCTTTACTGCCAGAATGAACCCCTTCTACCATCATTACCACCGGAGCAATTATATGTTTTTTACCATTGAATTGCTTAGTCTGTAATGTATAAGAAGTGGTATTAACCTTATGTATTTTTATCTGGCTCATAATCTTATTTCATTTAATTTAATAACCCTTTTTCATAGAGTTTATTTTAATATGGTTGTTATTTATTTTGTATAACATCTACTGTTGCTCCAATTCAACAGAAATCCTTATACTTTCTAATTCCTCAAAGGTAAAAAATACCATTTCAGTTGCATCCATTTCTTTCAATTTTTTGGCAGCTGTTTTATTCCCTGCTTTCGCCTGCTCTGTTAATCTACCGGCCTGTATCCAATCTACATTAGATTCGGTTGCATGTAAATTGAACCCCGTAACATGCCCTTGTTTATTTTCTTCTATTGCCTGTAATTTTTTCATAATAATTGCTAATCAATATAAATACTTTTTCATCCAAGCCTGCCAAAGACTTTCAAATGGCGATTCCGATCCCCATCCTAAAGTTTGATTATCCGATAAAACATATTCTCCTTTTTTAACATTCCAACTGAATCCACGTACAATATATTCACGCTCATTTTCATAATCCACAGTTACCCCACTTAATAAGTCCTTGTGTAGAAATATATCATCCAATTCAATTTGTTTCTCAACAGTAACCCCGTGCCTTCCATGACCAAATTTCTTTGCTGTATCATAACTATCAGTATACCCCACCAAAATGTTATCATCCATACGATGAGTAGTGCGTTTCATATCCAGCTCATACAATATACGGGCATTAATTTCTTTTCCAGTTCGTC